TTGAACATTTTTATTGTTTATTAAGAAAAGAACATCTTTATCAAAACAAACTATATCACGGTGAGTATGAAAAGATAGCAATTTTTGGAGCGCAGTCTTCTTCAGGAAAAGCATTGTTGTTTACTGGCATGCTGGATAATGGAACCGTAAGAAGTAGAATACCTATTCACATGCTTTGTTCCAAAGAATGCCAAAAACAAGAATTAGATTTATTACAACTCTGGGATTGTTTTTCCGAAAATGCCACAGTTACAATTTATAATTTTTTAAAAGGTGCTAGAGCAAAAGTAATATTTAAAGATAAAACGCATTGTTGGGGAAATTATATGATGACATTTGACTGGTATGATAACCCATACAGCAATGAACCAACACAGTATAAATGTCTGCATATGATTCAACTTGACAATGGAAATTTTACCCTTCAACCAAATAATAGAATTTTTTGGAAAGAAATGTCTTTTACTACAAAACAATTTCCCGAAAATCCAGATTATAAAGTTGATAATAAAATTTATAGATGTGAAGATAAAAGTGATAGATGGATTTTGACTGGTGATGATGATCACTATTACTACGATATAGAACAAGATAAATAAATTTGGTATTGTTGATATTGGATAGAAATACGGCAACACAGGGGTTCGATTCCCCTCGGCTCCATTAGCCTAACCGAAGGATACTGCAATTCCTTAGAGATGGCGATCCAAGTCCTCGTAGCAGCGGGGCACGATCTGAAGTCCTAGGCTTCAGATCATTTAGGGGCTGAAATGGCTTCGACTGTCGTAAAGTATTGAAGAAGGAGATACCCGTTACTGGCAACGAGGAACGTGAAACAACAGTTGCAAATTTAATTGCCAACGAATTGGCAATGGCTGCTTAAAGCAGTGGGGTTTGCTGGTCTTCCCGCATCTGAAAGACCAGCGTTTTTATTTGACTATTGGAAATGCCGATATATACTCTATGCATGCCTAATTCAAAGCAACGTATTACTAGTCGTAAACACAAGAAGCGCAAGGGGCATATTGCTCGCAAGCGCGCCTCCTCTTTGATGGAGGCAAAAGTTGCCACTCTCCGTAAGCTTGACGAGATTGGTCAACTTCCTTTATCTGTCAAGCAAGCGAGATTGCCAAATGGCTAAAACTGAATCGCAAATGAGTCTTGCGGATGTTCGCAAGAAGTATGATCACATTGATTGTTTCTTTACTTACTATGATGGTGAGAAGTCTACTTTTGATTTTTATGGCGTAGATGCGACTGGAAATGAAGTCAGAATTTCTCTTGGTGGTTGTCCTGCTTGGATCAAGCATATGGCTTTTGGCCCTAATGATCCTCTAAATATCACTGATGCTATGGAGCGTCATGTTCGTTATGTTTCAGTTACTGATAACCGCAGCAAGGTAGTTTACGAACAAATTTTTGACACTAACTGAGGAAGTTTATGAATAATTCTGACGATAATGATTTTAAAAATTGGCAAAATGGCGATGATGAAAATGAGATGAACAATCCAAACAATTGGATTCCTCCTCATGGTTTCTTCTATTATGGGCCATCCGATAATTTTAAAAAGATGTTTAACACTTCTAAAAACCCAGAAGATTTCATGGAACACATGAAAGATTATCTACACATGGATGACATATTGAATAAGTTTGCAAAAAATATGAATCCAAAAATTCCTAATCGTAAAAACTCAAGAAATAAACAACCACAAAATAAACAGACTATCTTTACTCAAGAAGATTATTTAAAGTTGATTGAGATTCGTGGTTATCTTGCTATCACTGAGCAATTTGCTCACGTTAAAGCATTAGATAAACTTTTAAATCAAATTATTATTGTTCCAAAGGATACAAAATGAGTGATTATAAGCCAGGATCAGCCTACGGTGAGGGATTCCAATCTAGAATGAAAGGAATCGCAAGAGATAGATTTAATAATGAAAATCCTGTTTACATCCAAGAATGGATGGCTGGCTGGGATGATGCACATGCAAAAATTCTTGATGAAGCAAGAAAAGCAAATATGTGCACAAAACCAAATTGCTGCAAAAAGAAAAAGTTTATTCAGGATTAACTTTTTACAAACGGAGATAAAGTTTTTCTTATAACTGTTTGTAATTCAGGTTTAAGTTTTTGTAATAATATTTCCAAACTTTCAGGATCCATTTGTGCACTAGTCATTTCACCTGTTTCTCTGTCTTGAGATAATACACGTTGGGCTTTAGCAGTTGAAATATCTGGTATTCTTATTTTAACTTCTGCTCTATTTCCAGAAGTTCTTAATCCATATTTCGGTGTAGCTGAAGCAACCCAAGATTTAACTTTTTCTACTGGTACAAAACTCGGTTTAAAAGGAAATCTAAAAGGTTTATCTCCTGAAGTACTTGGAAGAACAGCCCAGTCTTCTGAGCCAACTGAGCCAACAGTAATATCTTTTAATTGTTGTATATTTTCTTTGCCGAGTTTTCTTAAAGCTGTTCGTGCAGTTTCTACTTCTTTACTAATAATTTCTGGATCAGTATCTACATCTTTAATTTTTTCACGTATTCTTCCCATTACTTCTGGAATACCACGATGTTGTGGATATTCCGCAACATCGATATAACCACCAACAGATGTTGTATGTCCTTTAACATCTTTTGGTTCCATTTCACCAGAATTTGAATTAAATGAGTATGCATCAGTTTCATTATTTGAAATAGGTTTATCGCTAATTGATGCTAATTTATCTCTTACATAAGAAATAGCACCTTTACTTCCTGTTTTAAGAGCATCTTTAAAACTTTGAGTAGATAAAACCAATCTTCCTATTCTTTCAACTTTTGCTCCCTTTATGTTTCTGTCTTCTTTTGGCTCATTAACCACATTTTGCGCCATGACAACTAATGGATCTTCTTGCGCTTCTCCTAAAAGACTTTTAGATGGATAATTAATCCAATATAAATCAGATTCACCGGTATCTGGATTCATGGAACGCAGAGCCATATGTCCTTTTGGATTTCTTCTTTGATATCTTTGCAAATATCTTTTTGTATCGCTATCTGGAACGTGCTTCCATGCTTTTGCGCTCTTAAAAGCCCGCATCTCTTCGGGACAAACATCAAACATTTCACATGAATCTAATCCCTTTAATACTGGTTGTTCTCTTCTTGTAGTTCCCATTGCAGGGTCGTATCCAGATACAGAGCCAGTATTATATGATGGAGATGTTCCCGCAGAAGCCATTCCAGCTGCGCCCATATCTTCACACAGCTCAATATAACTGATATCGGTATTGCCGTTCAATGCGAGATTTGCTTCCATCAACCCCATAAATTCAGAATCAGTAATTCCAAAGTGCTTTGCTTCTTCGCCAAACAATTGCATGGTGCTCATATAATTGTTCAATTGAGCTTTGGTCATGCCCATCGGCAATTCTTCAAAAATTTTTTTTAACTTAATAATCAAATATTCCAGTGGATCGATGCTACTTTCTGGCTTTATAAAATTACCATTCGCATCTATGGCTCCTGCTTGGTAGGCACTGGTGGCCGTATAAGGCTCAGAAATACCTTGTGCAAATTTACTGAAATAAAATGAAGGAATATATGGAGGTGTGGCCATTTATAATATTTATTGTTCTGTCTGTCTCAATTTGCGGTCTATTCTGGGATCTGTATTTATTTCAGAATATTTAAATTCAGGTAATTTTTTAATATCAAACTCCAAAAATACCGTAAATGACTTAAGATATGAATATAATCGTGGCTCTACCTTAAAAAATAAAATGCGTGCAGCATTTTCTTCACCGAACACATTTCTTAAAATTATTATATGATTTAATATCAAACGTTCTCGTATAGATTTTAATGTTTTATGTTTATGAATTTTTTGCAAGAGTCTCTTTACATATTTGACTCTTTTCAAATCATCCATAAATTCATTTCTCCCAGAACATTCGCTATTAAAATAGCAGATCTGGCAGAACTCTAGAAAAGTATCCTCGGTAAGAGGCTTACTTTTATCAAACATTAAAAAATTAGTGTTCGCACCCACAGTCAGAACCGCCCTCATTATACGAAGAAGTTTCAATTGGGGCGATTACAAGACTTATGCGGCGTAAATGATTTGGTTGCTTCTCAACATTAACCGTAAGTGCTAAAGAGTGGCCAAGTTTTTCCTTGATGCCATCACCCTGTTTAAAGCCCTTCTTGTTAACATCGTCATATGGATTTTGACCATAAACGCCAAGCTGAGGGCTACCGTATTGTACTAATTCATAGGTCGAAAGACCATCTGAAATTTTCTTCGTGCAAGCAAAGTCAAGACCAAAGTGGTTCAACTTTTGCTTTACTACGCCAAGAACACTATCTGGATCGATGTAATCCTTTGAGGAGAATGCGTGCAACATCGAATTGATGGCATCAATTTGGCGAGGAAGTGCTAGGTTAAAAGCACCTTGATTGGTGTTAGCCGATTGACCGACTTTTCCTTGAGGATCGCCAATATAAAGACCACCGCCTTCGGTGTGTTCGCCTGCGCCTTCAGCAATTGTTTCGATATTTTTGAGTAGTGTTTTAAATTTCATGGTGTTACCTAATTATTTAGTTCTAATTTTTATCAACCCATATAGATCTGGGTTATATGTGGATTCATTTAAATTTTTAAGAGCTTCTTGGGAAATTTCTTCGGAAACTTTTTTCCACTTACCACCTTTGCTCTTATAGCACTTAGCTGCCCAAGCATTGGCATATGCTGAATTTCCAGTAATTGTTATAAATCCATTTTGAATCATGACCCAAGTATTATTTTCTGTTTCTGGGCACCAAACATCCTCTGCTTCTACTTCTTTAATTTGTAAATTTTGAGTATTGTGAGTTGGTTTATTTCGAATTATTGATGCCGACTGCATTTCTGGATATTTATCAGCATACGTTACATGATAGCCGTTTAAAAAAGCTGCTAAAATTGTTGCATAAAAATGATCTTCATTTTTTTGACTAAATCCAAAAGAATGCCGATTTAAAATTTTTGTACTGATTCCCTTATCATGACCATCATAAACAATAGCACTAGCTAAAAATATTTCACGTTGATCTTTAGTCATTGTTAATACTTTTTCTACCCAAGAATCTTTTTTAGACCAATTTTCTAAAACTAAAGGAGTTTCATTATTTAATACTCCACAAACAATAATTTGCATGTGTTTATTAATATCTTTAGTTTCAATTAAATTTGTGTATTGGTAATTTTCTCCACTTTTTACAACCCATTTGTGATTTGGAGTACATTTTACTTGAAAGCCAGTAGATTTTCCAATTTGAAAAAGCGGAGCATTTTTAAAATTATGAATATTTAAAACAGGTTTCCATTCTAATTCTTCTTTGGTTATATTGTAAGTTAAAATTTCCTGACCAATTTTTAATTGCTCATGAGAAATAGGACCTTCTTTTGTTATTGCTAAGGAATCAAGAGGAACACAGGGATATACATCAAATTTAGCTTTTGCTTGAGCAAGACATGCAGACCATTTTTTAGAATTCTTTGGTTTATTCTTAGAATCTTCAGTCATCAATTCAAATTCTTCTTTTAACATGGCACTTACTGGCTTTGCACTCCAAGTCTTGCAAGCCCAGTAACGAGCCTTCCAGCGAGGACCTGGATTATCACAATTATGTCTGGCTCTAAAATTACGTCTTCTAGCTGGATCATCGCGCTTGATTTCCATATTTGGATCGCCAAAGTTTACTTTAACAACATTTCCCTTATCATTTTTTACATAAACTTTGTATTTTTTGACATCACCACGCATGATCTTGTTTAATTTTACTTTTTTGTTGTCATCTTCATAGATATCGATTAGATCACCATATTCATTCATTTCATCACCTTCAGTAACATCAACAAATCCCATAGTTACCTCTGGTGTAAAGTTTTCTGTAATTACATCACCCTCTTCATTTGTAAATGTTACAGTATATTTGTCTTCGTTAATTTCTACCATATCTACATTTAATATTTCGCCAGATTCATTAATAACAACATCACAAGGAAGTAAATCTTTGGCTTCGATTGTTGAGAATGGTAGTTCTTTTATTACGCTTAAACTTTCAACTATAAAATATTCAAAGGTTTCTTTAACTTCTGTTACTCCAGTTTTTACGTATACAGGTTTTTTGCCAGAACCTTTTACAGAACCTTTTTTTCCTCTTCCGGCTTTCTTTTGAGCAGCCCTTTTACGTCTAACAAAACTTGCAATCTTTTCTTTTCCAAGTTTTTGTGCTTTTTGTTTGCTTAGACAAGCAGAATAAGGATCACCCTCATCGGCATCACCACACTTACCAACTCTTTCACCTTTGGTATTGTATCTATCCCAACCTGGGCCACCACCAGCAGATTCTTTATTGAACCATTTGCCTAAGCCAGATTTGGCATATACTTTTTCTAATAAAATATCAAACTTAGAGTTTATCATTTCCAATCCTTGTTTTGCTTCTCGCCTTTTTTATGTCCGTTGTCAGATCTATTTTCCGACCTATCACGGACACGTAAATTATTTAGTCCTTTTGAGCCACCATTTCTTAATGGAACTTTATGATCAATATCTTTTCCATCGCCTTTCTTGACTCGGCCTTTTTTGATCAATTGTTCTCTGGCTTTTGTTCTGGCAGCTCTTTCTTTTCTTTGTTTTGGTTTACCGTGATAATTGCGGTATTCCATTTTATAATCTCGTTTGTATTCTTCTATAACCAAATCAGCAAATAGCAACTCGGCCAACTCTGGGTATTCGGTCATTCTGTTTTTTGCATTTTCAAAAATAGAACGAAGATTAATCATAAATGGTTCAACATCTTCGGTCAACATATTATTAGACGATAAAATTATTTCAGCTTCGCTATCCGTTAATAATTGATTTTTTAGTAATAGAGAAAGAACAAAATTATTAGACAAAGATTCAAGCAATAAATCATTTAAAATTAAAATGCTTTCACCCAAAACAGCGTTTGTAACATTTTCTCCCTTCACAACAGGAATTTTTACTGTTTTTTTTCCTATTGTTACATAATTATATTGTACGGCATTCAAATCTTTGGTATTAAATCCTGGAAGTAAGCTAGCATTTAACAGGAAGTCATTGCTTCTTACCATATAATCGACCATCATTTGAATTGGATTTAATTTTTCTTTGCTTACGAGCATACTTTCAATAGATGGTTTTTTAGTTTCTTTTGCTTCAATTATTGTAGAAAAACTTTTCAACATTTCTGCTGCTGAAGGTTTATAGTTAGTAATATTGGAAGAAGAAATTACATCTTTTGATGGCTTGACATCTAAATCAGAATTTTTAGATACACTTGCAAAATAATCATCACTCATTGGAAAAATTCCATTAATGGTGATTAAATGATTTGGTGCACGCTCTGGGTCTGTGATTCCATCACCACGCAATACTGTTTTTAATAAATTATCTATAACAGCAGCTTTGAATGCGTTTTTACCAGTTCCACCCTTCATTATTTCTTTACTTGCTGATTGCCAAGACTTTTGATAATTTTGTAAAGAAGCTTGGGGATTTAGATTTCCAGTTTCATCTAAAATTGTACCAACTGGCTTTCCTTGAGCATCTTTTATTTGGGTGTTTTGAAGTTTTGCAACTAGTTTGGCGTCTTTCTGTATTTCAGATAAAAGTTCTTCTGGGATCAAAAGATCGCTGAATCCTTTTTGCATAATATCCATATTTTGCATCAATGATTCTAGTTTTTTATCTTGAGAAATTAATTGAGGATTCAACAATGATTGTGTCAATGCTCTGGCCACAAAGCCTCTAAAGTTTTTATTTGTTTGATCGAATTGGTTTGTAGAAAAAGAAATTTCACCACTGGCAGCTACTTTAAATTTGTAGTTACCACATTCCATATCTGCATTTCCTTCAGCTACAACGGGTTTTCCACCACTCTCAACATTTGTTAATAAAGTTTGCAAACATTGTTCACCAATTTGCGAGAGAATCTTTTTGGCTGTAAAAAATGCAGATCTTGTAAAGTCTTTTGCGTCTGGAGCCAAGGCCAAGTAAGTTTGTAATTCTTGGTCGCTTGCACCGGCTTTTAATTTTGCTAAGAAAACTAGCGCGTTCAAAACTTGTTGATTGTACGGAGAATTGCTTATATTGCTTATTCCAAATTCTACAGACATATTTTCATATGACAATTTATCGAAGTCTGCATTTGGCTGCGGTGTTCTTGACATTCTAAAATATTCTGCACGCAGCTCTGGAGGCATACCAGCAAGTTGTTCGGGGGTCATTTGTGTCATGACTTCGAACATTTGCTCTTTGCTCATCTTTTTAGCTTTAGTTTTTTCTGATTTTTCTTTTTCCTCTTCAGATTTTGGGCGAGCTGCTTCTCTAGTTTCCTTTTCGTCTTTTGTTTCGGCTTTTTTTCCTTTTTCCTTATCTTCTTTTTGTTTTACGTCACCAAACAATAATTTTGAAGCTCTTGTCTGCTCAAAACTTTGTTCTTTGGTGGCCCTCTGTGCCTCCTCAATACTGAGAACATCCTTGTTTAATTTTGTGTGGGCAGATGGGTTAAAAGAATCTTTAAAAATTAATTGTATGCCACCACTTCTAGTTTTTACCAAAATTACATCTTTGATAAGTTCTTGCTTTGGTTTTCTTTCTCTAGGAAGTTCTTTGGCACGCTCTGCACGTTTACGTGCAGCATCCCTAGCTTTTGCATCGGATGTAGAAGCCTTTGCACGCTCTTTCTTTTCTGCTCCTCCAACTTGTTCGGGAGCTTCGTTTAAAGGTTTTTGTTCAACAATACGGCTTAAAAGTGTTTTAAAGTTCATCTCCAATTATTTAGGCTCTGGAGATTCCCCGTATTTTTCTAATGGATTATATATTTTTAAATTTTTATAACTTTTTAGATTGCCTTGGGCTAATTTTTTTATCCCATCATATGATAAATCATTATTTTTGGCAAATTGTCTTAAATTGGAGACTGTAAAAACTTCACCGGTAGTCTTGTCTTGTAGTGTAACTGTTTTTACTGGAATAATCTTCTTTGGCTTTGGCTCTTCCATTTTTTCATGGGAACCGGCTCCATCTTTTACTTCTCTCAATTCTACCGCAGTCCAGCCTTTATAGGTCTTGCGTTTGCCATTTAATAACTCACAAATTTTGACGGAAGTCAATCCGTGTTCCTCGCCAAATTTTGTCATACTTTCAAAGAATACTTTTTCTTCAGTGTCTACACGTTTTAGCCAATACCCGTTATGCTCTCTTACTGGATTTGTCCAAACCCAATAGCGACCCTCTTGGCTAAAAAAACCACCGTGCTGCTGAACAAACTTTGCACGGTTTTTGGCTGCTTTTGAATTATCATTCATCATGGTCCACAATTTTGTACCACGATTATTTACTTCACTCCATACTGTTTTTTCTTCACTGTAGGCCATGTATAGTCCTATAGTCTGTTATTAGACCTTTGAGATGTTTTACATACTTAATCGGTTTATCTTGAAATACTTGGCGAAGTCCATCTTCACACGCAATAAGAATTGCAAAGTTTTCTACAATAATCCCAGTCCTTTCTTGAAACATTAAAGCATATGCACAAGCCTGTGCAAAATAATTATCGATATCTGATTCTCGTTTTTCTTTTGTGCTGGCTTTAAAGTCTATGATAGAAAGTTTTCCATCATATTCTGCTATGCAATCTGTTCTTCCAGCTAGCCCCAGAGTCTTTGACCATAGAGGAGTCTCTAATGCAAGAATATTGTCTATTTTATCAATCTCTGGTCGTATTAATGAAAATAAAGCTTTATGGTTTGAATGAAGATTGTCAAAATTTATATCTTCATTATTCAAATATTTTTCAATAATATTATGAAACTTAGTTCCCCGTGTAGTAACTCTTGTGCTTTCTTCTGGATTTTTTCTTCTCCATTCAGCAAAAAACTGTTGTTTTTTGAATCCAACAACAGTTGTAACTGATGGAAATATTCCATCTGGAGTTTCGTAAAGACGTTTTCCGCCAGTACTTACTTCTTTTAAAGAACCGTTTAAGGTTATAGGTTTATGTACAAACTTTTTGTTTACTATAAATGACATAACATCTCACTGTAAATATATAACAGATTTACAAGAAGACAATAATTATCTTTGAACTTGTCTTCTTGCAAATTGGCCGATGGCTTCTAAACCTAAATTTATATCAATGGGTATTGATGCTTTATTTTCTTTTGCAACTTTAAGTTCAGGTTCACTTTCGCCTACTCCGGGTCCAAATGGAAATGTAAATGGAAATGCTGGGGGTATTCTGGGTGGAATACGAACTGGCGGTTTTCCATTAATAATTTTTTGAACTGTTGGAGCAGGTGCTGGAGCTGGAGCAGGTGCTGGAGCTGGAGCAGGTGCTGGAGCTGGAGCTGGAGCAGGTGCTGGAGCTGGAGCTGGAGCTGGAGCTGGAGCAGGTGCTGGAGCTGGAGCTGGAGCAGGTGGTGGTGGTTTTGGTACTGGTACAGGAGATGGTGCTGGTGCTGGAGCAGGTGGTGGTGGTTTTGGTACTGGTACAGGTGATGGTGCTGGTGCTGGTGCTGGAGCAGGTATTGCGGGCTTAGGAGAAGGAATTGTTAATGGTTTAGGAGATGGAATATTTGGCGTTTCTGGAATAATCGGGGTAACTGGCTTTGGTGTAACAGGAGGAAAACGATAAAGAACTAATGGATGTGTTGTTGGTATTTCAATAGGAAGTGGTTCAAGCACTGGTGCTGGCATAAAAGGTTTAGCTGGAACAACTTTTGGTGAAACTTTAGGTGCAAGTTTTGTTGCACTTTTTGCTCCGGTTGCGATACCTTTTGCAACACCTTTGGCCAAAACACCAACAAATTCATTTAAATTTTGTTGATATCTTTCTTCTAAAATTTTAAAAACAATTGAATTTAATTTTTTCACGATGACATCTTTCTTCTTGCCCGTATCGCGGCTTTTCTTTTTTCCATTTCTTGTTCTTTTTCTAGTTTTTCTGCAGCTTCTTCTACCTCATTTTGTGCTTTTTTACTTGGCTCGCCTCCAACAACACCAGTTGGTTTTGTGTTTAGTTGTTCTGACGAAGTTCCTTTTCCGATCATCTTTCCATAAATGTCATATATTCCTTTGCCAGCGACATCAGAAACCGTAGTTCCCTTTTCGTCAACTTCAATATCTGAAATTGCTTCTCCGGCTTTCAAACCACCATAAGCAGCTAAACCAACTAGCCCACCTTTCAATGCAGCAGCACCCAATGCAGTAGCTGTTGGAACACCCGCACCAGCCATTAGTGATCCTGCTGTTGTTGCTGCTACACCACTTAAAGCGCCGCCAGTGGCTTCACCAGAAATATCTTTTGCTACTCCGTCTTCAACTCCAGCAGCACCCAATGCTACATCTGATAAACCTTTTCCAACAAAATAAGCACCAAGCCCAGTTCCAAAAGATGCAATACCTTTTCCTAAACCTTTTGCAACATTTGTTACTTTAGAACCAGCTGAAACTGATTTTGGAGCCTGTGTTGGTTTTGCTGTTTGACCTGCTTGTGGTTTAGCTGAAGCAGCTCCTGGCTTTGGATTTGCTCTCTCAGCTGCTCTTTGTTTTTCGGCCCATTCCTTGGCATACTGTTCTCTTGCTTTTTGTTGTGCAACTTCTTCTGCAGTTGCACTAGAAGATGCTTTTGGTGGTTTTGTTCCTGTTTTTTCTGTTTGTGCTTTTGCTGCATTTTCTCTTGCAGCTCTTCTTTGGGCTCTTTCTTCGCTTGTTCGTTTTGCTCTAGCTGCTTCACGTTCTTCCCAAGTTTTTGGTTCTTTAGAAGCTGATCTACGTGTTTGACCTTCTGCTCTTTTTTTTCTTGCTAGTTCTTCGGCACCAGGATTTGCCTTAATAAAATCTTCAAACTGTTCATCTGTCATAGATGCAAATTTATCGGCCCCATCTTCCATTAAGTGATGATACTTTTCTTGTAATTCTACTACTTTATTCTTATAAAATTTAGTAATATAGTCCATATTTTTATCCTAAATCTTTCAATTGTTGTTGCAATTTTTTCATGTGTGTAAACCGGCGAACATTGAATTCTGGTCTGCTAGATCCTTGTTTTTCAGAATCTAATCTTTTAAAATATGCTATACTTCGTTCAAGTTGTGCTTTTTTGTTAGCAGTTGCTTTTGCTTTATCTGCAGCTATTTGCTCGGGTGTTCTTTGTACAGAACCATAAGTAGCTAATCCACCGGGAGATGATTTTATCGGTGCTGTTGGTGGTGTTGGTGGTGTTTTAGTTTTTTTGGCATCCATAGAAGCAAGTAAACCTTTTGCTTTATCGCTTACTTCGGAACCCATCGTTGCTAATGAAGTTGTAGCATCACTTCCTAAATTTGATGGTGATGCTTCTGCATCTAATGTTTCTGGTTTTAAACCATATTCGCGGCCAGGTGTTCTAACAATTTTAGAGCCAGCTTCTTCGGCTTCCACATCCGCTTGTGCAATTTGTTCCAGTCCCTCTTCTCTTTTTAGTTCACCTGCTAAATCTCTTTCCCTTTTTTGTTCTGGAGTTAATGGAACACCGGGAGTTGTCTTTTGCGCAGCAATTTTTGTTAACAATTCACCAGAAGTAAGTGGATTACCACTTGCCATTCTTTCTAAATTTAATTGATCTCCTGTCAAAGATTGACTAGAAGTTAATTTAGCTAAACGAGCTTTTTCGCGTGATTGTTCTGTTGTTAAAATAGTTTGTTTGTAATCTCTTGGATTATCACCTAATGCAGCTAATCCTTGCATTAAATTATCCCAATAACCTTCTGACAAATAAAATGGATTTGAGATATTATTGGTAGTATATGCCTGAGATTGTGCCTTATAGCCTGCTTTGCTAGATTCTGTAGATTGAATTACTTGACCAATCCCTCCAACTATGCTATTATCTATTGCTTTTGGTGCTGGTGGTTTGCTAGTTTCTACGATAGACTTAATAGCGTCCACCATAGATGGCTTTGGTGCCATTTTTTCAACCGAAACATTGTTTGAGTTTTGTAAAAACTGCTTGACTTCCCAATAAAATTGTCTATTTTCTTTATTATCCATGGCTGTAAAATATTTAGATTTTCATAAATACTTAAAAGGTATGAAGAAGCAGGTTCTCTTGCTAAACCAAGACAATACCCCGCTCAATATTATTACCATTGGAAAAGCTTTCAAGCTAATCTCTAAAGACAAAGTTTGGGTTGATGACACTTCTAATGAATGTTATGAAGTTGTATCTGTCTCCAAAATTGTTAAAATTCCCAAAATTTTAATTCTAAAATACTACGTCAAACTTCCATACAAAAAGGTTGCTGCGAATAGAAAAAATATTTTTAGCAGAGACAAATATACTTGTCAATACTGTGGTATTGAACTTTGTGATAAGACTGCAACAATTGACCATATTGTTCCTCGTTGTAAAGGCGGAGGATCTTCTTGGACTAATATGGTAGCAGCATGTAAGCAGTGTAACTTGTTCAAAGGAAACCGAACTCCAAAAGAGGCTAAAATGTCTCTTAGAACAAAACCAAAAGAGCCATCTTATGGATTCTTGTTTGATTCCATGCTAATTACTTTTAGGAAAGATAAAAATGCCTAATTATGCTTTTAAATGTGAAAAATGTGACCATTCATTTGATGAAATGTTAAGCCTTTCGGACAGAGATCTGCCTACAAAGAAGCCCTGTCCAAAATGTAAGAAAAAGAAAATTACTAGAGACTGGGGTGCAAGCACACCATCTCTGGCTATGGATGCAACTTTAACTCCAAGTAAAGTTGTTGGTAGTCAATTCAAAGAAGTAATTGACAAAATTAAATCCAGTGGTCAGGTTCCAAAAAGATTGCATGCAAAATTAGACGCAAGCGCTAATATGAATGCTGGACGCGTTGTACGTTAAATTTTTGCTTGGACTAAATGTTTCAAAATATAATAACTGTCGATAATATCCGTAACAGGATTATTTAAAGATTTTTGTTCAAAAATTTTGACCAAATCTACTCCTGTCTCGGTCTTGAAGGCTTCATACATTGCCTGTTTATCAGCGTTACCTTTGCCTGTGGCGAGTTTCTTTACTCTGGACGGCTCTACGACCGTCACGGGAACCGCGAGCTTATGGAGCTTGTATTTCAGTATTCCGCAGTTCTCTGCAAGGTTAAAAATTTTGCCATGCGCTCCATAGGCGTACCCTTCAATGGCTACGTCAGCAGCCCCTATGCATAAATTTGTGGCCCATTCAGAGATGGTGTCAAATCTTTCAGTATCGTAGGCATACTCCTCAAAACCTTCTCCATTAATATTTGGAGAAATTTTGGTTGCGTACTTTTTAGTATTGGTAAGAAAATAAAAAGAACAATTTGCGAAAGAAAATTCTCTTTTCTCATCAAATAAGCAAATTGCTGGGCTGGTTATAGAATAGTCAATCCCTACTAACATGGTGAACATAGATATTTATACCGTTGCCAGAGATGGTGGTTCCTGAGTAATACGATGGAGATTACTTCGAAACCTCCAAAAGGATTACGTGGAACTACTCCACCACCTCTGACAAAAATATTTATATTAGCAGAGTATTTTGTTTACTATTAAATGCGTTTATTTATTTCTATCGAAATTAACGTCTTCTTTATTTCCTGAAAAGACTATTGTTAAATTCAATTTAGAAAGTGCGTTGCGTATAAATTCTTTCATTTCTTCAATGGTTGAAAACTCATATAAGAAAGTTTTATAGTATAGTTTGAATTGGCCAACTTGTTCTAAAACATCGCACTTATTGATTATCAAATAATCACAGCCAGAAAGTTTAATTGAATCTATAAGTTTATCCATATTTAACCAATTAACCAATCTGCGTCTTCCTGTAGTGGAACCATATTCTTGACCCAAATCAATGATCTTATTCAGGACTTCATCATTCCACAAACTTTCTGGAAATAAAGGATCAACTCCGCTCTTTGTGTCATAAATTTTCGCAACGCCAATTAAGCGTCCTATCTTTTTGGGAGAGAAGCCCAAAGAGCATGCTGCATAAGGCATGGTCGTGCTGCTGGTGACATATGGATAATCACCGTGATCAATATCCAACCAAACACTTTGTGCTCCTTCACACAAAACTTTTCCAGACAATTTATTATCCCATAGATATTTTTTCTCCAATACAGATTTTGCCTGCTTACCACAACGAAGCATTTTATCGGCGTAGCAAGGAGCAATACCTTGGCCCGTTGTTCCAAGTTTTGCTTTTAATTCATTCAAATCTTTTTGAACATGCTCCTCTGTAATGATATGAGCATTGGGTGAAACTTTTATTAAGGAAGTGTCAAAACCACTCTTTTCAATATAGGACAATTCTTCAAAAAATTTATCAACATGCAATACACAACCAGGACCAATTATTGATTTTTTATTTTTAAAAACACCACAAGGAATTATGTGTGTCTTGTATTTTACGCCATTGATGTAAACAGTATGCCCTGCATTCGGGCCACCATTCCATCGACAAACATAATCGTAATCGTTCGCGATTGCATTTGAAATCTTCCCTTTTCCTTCATCGCCCCAAGCCAATCCGTAAATTATATCAACATAATCAATCATATAGATTCCCTTCAGGTAGAATTCCCCCCTCTCATTTAAGAGAAGGGGGAATTTAGATGCTCCTCGGGTTGGGATCGAACCAACGACATCAAAATTAACAGTTTTGCGCTGCTACCAGCTGAGCTACCGAGGATTGTAAATTACACTATCTGACAACCTCCTGCGCTACAAGCAAACTCCTTTGCAGCCTCGGTGTTGTCTTCTGCTTCGTATTTAGACAACTCTTTAAAGTTGACTTTGATCTTTGGGTGAGCAGCATACGTTGCAGAATCAATTTGTTCAAATGGAGCCTGAGCGTATGTGTGACTATCGCCACCAGGCAAGAATGAAATGCCTGTTGCAACATCAAAGTTTTCCCAGAGCCACTGACCAACTTCAAGGAATTCAGAATCCTTATAGTTGACAGTGATGGAAGGCTTGTGGTGGCAGTAATGCTCTTGATAAGTCTTCCATAGATCCAAGTGATCCAATGCACGAAGATCCTCTGTGGTAATTGTGCCCTTCGGAGCCTTCATTGCAAACGTGAAAACCGCAGTATTACCAGGATTGATTACATCGTCTTCACATGGAACTCCTTGATCTTTCATCAAGTTATAAATTGGATCTTTCTTGTCGATACGAATTCTACGATAATAATAATCTGCGTATCGTGGGTGAAGACCTGAAGCAGAATCTACCAAACAAGAGGTTGTACCTTCTGGTTTGACACAGGTGATAGACTTGCTTGGATTAATACCAAGCTTCTCCGCCCACTTAAGGTTTGTGGCGGTAGCGTGATCACGAAGGGTTTCAAGTAGCCGGATCAATTTTGGCTTTCCCTCAAGACCACTGGTAAGTTTATTGTCGTAAATACCAGTCATGCTGACACCAAGAAGTCTTTCATCCTCACAGTTCTGCTTCCATTCAGGACGCAAATATGGGAAGTTTGTAAAGGTAGATTGAACAGTACCGATGATGGTTGCGATTTCAATCTTCTTCTTCAACGTTGCTGCTGTATCGTCAGGACGAACAACAACAGTAGAAAGATTGCAGAATTCAAATGGTTTGAGAATAATCTCTGAGCATGGGTTTGTACCATACTCACAGTTTTCTTCTCTACCCCATCTAGCTGCTTGCTCTTGTAAAGCCTTGCGGTTAATCATTCCACGCTCACCGCTGTGGCTGTTGTATAGTGAGGTCCATTCCTCAAGGAATTGTCCCATCGGTGGGCGACCACGGTATACAGCAGAGTTGTTGGCATAGGAACGAGCACCAGCATGTTCCCACCAAGCACCACTCTTACAGAGAGCCATTTCGCGATCAGAAAGATCGCTCAATGAAATCATTGCAGAACGGCGAACACCACCAACAATTACAGCGTTAGCAATAGCACAGCAAACATCATGGCACTCAAGAGCAGTAAGTCTACGGCCTTGTGCATTGTAAAAGATCTTGACAATGAACTTGAATAGATTGTCAAGAGGAGCAGGGCCGCTGGCACGTCCACCGAATGTCTTCAAGCGAGCACCTGCAGGACGAATCTTGCTGAGATCCCACTTGACATGGCGACCCGCATAAAGATGCTCAATCAAGAACTTAACAGCATTTCCCCAACCTTCTTTGGAGTCTTCAACGACATAAGTGATGTTGAATGCTTTTTCAATTTTGTTTGCAACTGTTGGAAGCTTATCTGTGTATTGATGTTCAACGGAATAACCAACTCCAGTTCCGTTCATCAAAACAACAAATAACTCAGCAAAAGATTGAACAGAATCAATCGGTAAATAAGAACAATTGTACAAACAAGTATTGTCATGATCTAGTGCTGGTCCCGCAGTCATTAGACTGCGCATGGATGGAAGAACCTCAAGATTCAGAATTGCTTCCTTGACATCAGGACGCTCTGCAAGTTGAGGAACCTTGTTTGTAAAATAATTCCACCAACGCTCTACGCACTCTTCCCAAGTTTCTCTGCGATTGTAATCAGGAAGCCATCGTGAGTAACGAGAAATAAAAATAAACGATTGAAACGGTGATAAAACTTCTGCCATATTTTTAGACTCCTTGGTTGGTGTCTTTATTTAGTTGTTAAAGTATGCCACGAAACTGGGAAAAGTGGAGCAATTATTTTGTCAATTGCTTCAGCAAATTTTTGAATTTCCCACTGTGCGTGACTGTCGATTCTCAGGTTATAAACGCGGGCAAATGCGTAGAGAGAACCAGTCCACACAAATTCCGTATAAGTTCCTTGTGGCAAAATTGAACGTGCTTGCTCAGGAGCAACACCATCTGCCAACAAACGATTGTAAAGATCAATACATTCTTTTGCAACACCTTCATATTCCTGGCGCATTTTAATACAGATATCTATATCTTCAATTGCACCACTGCTTCCCTGTTTTGCACCATCGGTGGGGGCAGCTCTCCAAAAGGGAACATAAACTTCTGGTTCAAATGTTACATATCTTCGACTAACTTCATTCATGGTAAGACCGATTTGGTGTTTACCAAGTTGAGCCCTTACAAAGATTGGACACTTTATTCTAAGACTTATTTGCGGATGGCAAAACGGAGTAAAGTGATTATGTTTTGCCAAATATGAAATAAGTTTTGTGTCTCTCTCAGAAAGCTTTCCATCTTGGAGTTTGCTTTCTTTATTGAAAGAAACTCTGGCTGCGTTGACAACGCTGATATCAGAACCCATGTGTTCAATAAGTTGAACGTGACCATAGTCAAGTACTGGTACTTTAGTCTGCTCCAGAAGCTTTTGTGTTGCCACCATTTAGCTCATCCTCTTCATCATTATCTACAAGTTCAACTTTTACACCAGGAATCTTTGTGAAGTCAGCAGCATATTCTCTTGCCTTATTCCAAAGTTGTGGATCCATCTCTTTTACGTATTCACCAAATCTATAAACAAATGTTAAGTAGGCTTGGCTTGCTTTTTCCATATCTTCATCAGATATGTCATCATTTTCATTACTCATTTTAAACCTTCTTCCAATAAGTATACTTCATCTTAGCCTTAAGTCCAGAATAAACATTGTTGATAATAATTTTGAGTGTGGTTGGCAAACCATAAGCCAAAACCATATCATTGATGTCTTTGTTATTTAGTTCTTCCGGCCAAATGACTACATTTCTTCCTGCATCGATATATTTACCAATTAATGTAGCAATCTCTGTGTTACGTGGTTCATTGTCAAAAATGAATACCACATTTGACTTTTCAATCTTTTCTGGCAATTTATCCAACCATCCAGCCCCCTGCATTGCTACCGCATTTGGAATAAACATGGAATCAATTGGACCCTCAGTAACATAGACTGTTTCCCGAGGATTTACTTTTTCCAGTCCGTACCAGAGCCTTTCTTGCCCTTCTTTTTTGAGAGTAATGTAGCGAATTTTTTCATTTTCTTTCCTACTTTTTCTATACTCTTCTGTTTGGTCGAATACACGTCCTTGTACGCCAATAAGTTCCCCATTCTGGTCGTAGAATGGAATGACGAGTCTGGCTTCCTTGGATCCAACTTTTTCAAAAGATTGCATGACTTTACTAAAATCGCTGCAGTAATAAAAATTATTATACTTTTCTTTTGGTATTTGTCTAGATTTAACATATTGTACTGCCTTGTGATTCTCGTTTAATAGGTCAAGCCGCGTTCCAAGGTCAGTGAATATCGGAACACGTTTTTCTTGTTTGGGTTTGATGATTGGCTCTGGATTTTTTTCTTTGAATACTTCAAATGAGTATTCCTTGCAGAGAGATGGGCTGATACTTTCAAGAACAGAATATAGATTACAGGTAAAACCGCAATTGTGGCATTTGTAAACATAATGGCCTTTGTGCTCAAAGAAGTAGCCCCTTGTCTTGGCCTTGTTCTTCTTTGAGTCGCCACACTTAAAACATCTACATGTGGCTAGGGTTTCTTTTTTCCACTTAAACTTGTCAAGTGAACCAGAAACCAAATTTACATACTTCTTGTCAATATATAGCATTACTTGGCACCTTCGAAGGTCCAGTTAACTACTTTATTCTTTTTCTTTCCGAATTGTGGATCAAATGCTTTACCATCTGAACCAGAACCCAATACCTCTTCATCTGTATTGTTTGCATTGATCAAGTTATTATTGTTGTTGTCAACATCATAAAACTTCATCTTTGACTTGTTAACACCAACCAAAAACTTACGGTTCTTGGTGAGATCGTTTCCCCGATTCTTCAACTGCTTGACCATAATTTGACCAGCCTCAGCAAGTTCTTCATTTTCAATAAGAGCAAAGAAGAAATCTGCAGTCTGAGGCAAACCAAAACTTTCAGATGTATCTGTCATCTCCATGTCGCTGCTCTTTGCACCTTCACGGTTAACTTGCGTAGCAGTCCATAGAGGAATGTTGTATTGCTTTGCCAAACCACGAAGTTCTTCTGCAATGCCTTTTACATATGTGTAACTATTCATACCATTGCCCATCTTAAATCTTGCACAGGCACAAATATTCAAATAGTCAACAAAGATTACATCAGGAGTAAACTTCTTCTTGATCTTAAGTTCTTCAAGAAGATTACGGAAGTGTGTTACGTTCGCAGCAGCCGTAGGATATTCCTTGATGATAAGTTTGCCACGGCAAGTCTTCTTTAGGTTTTCAATCTTTGCGTCATACTGTGTATGTGGCATTTGTTCCAAAGTATGAATATCAATATCAAGGAGATTTGCATCAATTCGTTTGGCAATCTCTTCTTCTGCCATCTCAAGAGTGACATAAAGAACATTAAGATTTTGAGATAAACAGGCTGCAGCATGATGACAAAGGAAAGCACTCTTACCGACACCAGATGCCGCCATTACAACATTTAAAGTCTTCTTGCGTGTTCCACCTCTTGTAATCGTATTGAACATCTCCAGGTCAAAAGGAACCTTCTCTTCAACTCTGTGATAATATTCATAGCGCTCATCAACATCTTCAAGGAAGTCGTGGCCTACGCGAGTGTCGAAAGATACAGACAAGGCTTTAGACATGATTTCAGGAATTGCATTCTGTGTCTTTTCTTTGTCTTTGCCTTCGATGATCCCAATGGATTCCATGATACCATTGTATATGGCTTTTTCTTTGCAAAACTTTTCAGTGTTCTCAACTAGCCATATAGTATCTGACTTCTCGCCCTCTTTATACATCTCATCGGCTATGGAAACACAACGTTTGAATTCTGTTTCACCTAAATCTTTTTCATTCTCAAGTGAAATAAGAATAGCATCTTTGGTTGGAATGTTATTATACTTCAGAATAAACTTACTGGAGATATTAAATACTGTTCGCTCCGACTTATCGTGAAAATACTCCTCACGAAGGAACGGAACAACCTTTCTTGCGTACTCCTCATTGAGTACCAAGTTCTTTAGAATTACTGTTTCCATGATTTCAGTATACTTTCAATTTGGTCTATGTCCACCATTAATCAATGTGAACATCATCCTCTAAATCTACTGGTTCTTGTTCAGCGATATTTTTTTCAACAATGTCAACAAAAATTTCACCAATTGTTTGAGTAAAATCTTTGTCTTGCTGATTAAACCCTTCAGGCGCTTCTACCATAGTGATGTCCATGTTAACGTTGAGTTCTCCGCTCTCAGTTTCATTCAAAGAAATCTTTCCATATCTGTATACGATTCCTTTGTACGTTCCCTCTAAAATTTCAATAGGACACGTATCATGCCCAATCATTGATTCGTCTTTGAATTTATATTCAGGAATTTTGGCCATACTTAAAGTCTTTCTGCACTTCTGCATCCAACTTATCTAGGATTTCTTTTGTGAAGTATTTTTCAGGTTCATCATCAATATTTTTTTCAAACACTTTAGAACCATCGGGCAATTCAATGCGAGTGGACACTTTCTTAAAAATATTATACTTTAGTGCCAAATCAGTCAAGCCGTAATACCTGCTCAAACCAGATGTATAATTCAATCTGGTTTCAACATTCATGTTTTCTTTGACGAAACGATTCTTGTAGTTGGTGCACTTGATAAAATTTCCAACTACACCCTCGTCTGTTTTATCCTTGCTCTTGGAAAGAGTCAAGATATTGCTAGCTGCATACTTTAGACCGATACCGCCACCAAGTTCCTTGGTTGGAACATAAGCCCCGATAACTTGATAAGTATGGTTGGTCAAAAGCATTGGGATCTTTGCTTTTCCAAGTTTTAGAGTCAGGACACGGAATGTAGCCTTGGTCTGTTGTGCCTTTGTCATATCACGAACGTTCTTGCCTTCTGCAGAATCGTTCATTTCCTTTTCGGTGGACAACATACCAAGTGAATCCAAGATCATAAAAACTGGCTTACGCTCGTCTTCAGGCTGCTCAATAATGTCATTGACAATCTTGAGGGCTTGTGTCTTGAACTCTTCGATTGTAGCAACGGGAATTACCGCTACACGCTCAGGATCAACACCACGGGCAGTAAACATATCAGAAGTTACTGCCTGCTCGGTATCAAAATAAATCACAACACCATCTTTGTGATCCTTTAGGAACTGGCCTGCGATGCCAATGGCATAGAAGGTCTTTCCCGTTGCTGGATCTCCTGCAAGGCAAGAGATCTTATTGTTTGGAAGACCACCATAAATTGAACCAGAAAGAAGAGCATTAAGTGCATAAGAACCGGTATCAATAAAACCGGTTACATCTGCTCCATCAATGCCATCGGCAACAATTGTGGCGTCTGGATTATTTACTTTGCTTATTAGATTTTTTAGATACTTCGACATTGTTTTTTTCTTTTCTTATCTAGTAAACGATATGCTTCATCAACTTGATATTCTAGCGTGTAAAGCGAATCGTGCAATTGATGAACCTTTTCCATTATTTTGTCTCTTACAAACATAACTCTATCAAAAAGATCTTTATTGGCTCCAGACCACCAAATTTTTTCTTTGTTGGTTTGAATACCATAATATTCAGAAAGAGTTTGATATTCGATCAATAACATATTTATAGGCATGCCCATCAGCCTATCTTTAAAATCTTCAAAAGATTCTTGTAGAATATGATCGTACTGTCTAATACGTACAAGATTAATTGCTTTTTTAATTTTTTTCTTTGCCATTTTATTACTCATCAAACCAACGGGGATCTATAAGCGCAATAGCTAGAATTACTACTCCATATTCCCATCCCAGCATTGAAAAACAAAGTAGTGAGACTGCGCCCATCAGAACGGCGGTCATTCTTTCCACCCACTCTCCCATTTTAAAATTACGCTTAATCATGTTAAAAACTTGTCCACACAATTTACCAAGTTCTTTGATCATTTTATGCCTTTCTAGTATGCAATATAACAGCTGCGTAGCCTTTGTCAACTACACTTTCGTCAATTTCTACTTTTTCAATTATAGGTTGGTGCTTAACATCAAGTAATCTATCGCCAACGATATAGCAAGGCCCACCTTCAAAATCAAATAGACCATTCCCATGCCTAGTAAAATGCGTCCTACCTTCGACTCGGTAACGTCCGTCTTTAAGAGTTGTGAGAATTCTTTCATCACCATATCTAGATTTAAATTTCTTTACCATTTCTTAATATTCCTAGTCAATTATACATCACACAAAGAACGAATCAAGTGTTAATTGCTCAGTTATAGACCATCCAATGGCTTGAAGAATGTTATCCAATGGTTCTTCAAATGTTTTTTCAAACTGTTTTTTCCTGTCAATATATTTTTCAATTTGAAATTCTTTTGGTGCTTTGCCGATAAATCCAATTACTGCATCTCTTCCTCCCATACCATATGGATTTGGAATATTGACAAACACGAACTTGATCTTATCATTCTCTTTAATCGGAGGAATTTCCTTAGATAAATTTAACTTCTTTACGTAAGCATTGTGTAACAATGCTGCCTTTGTAGCAATTGGAGTTCCGCTCTTGTAAATAGAACTTGTATCAGAATATTTGGCAACACCCTTAACCCCGCGAGGAGAGGCAATATCTTCAATAGGCAAAGACATAAATTCATCATAGAAATCATCAACATACTTGCTCAACTCCTCCGGGGTTTTGGTAAGGATAATCTTGATACAATCTTTTAGTTTATTTCGAACAACGGTCGGTGTACTGCTGCGGGCAGTTTCAAGACCCATGATCTTTAGTTTCGGTTCGGCAAAACGAACTCCTTCAAGATCGTGCACCAACAAAGCATATCTCTTCTTAGCAATAAAAATTCCAGCAGAAGCAATTGCCTCACGTTTGAATACGATTTTATTTTCCTTGCATCCAAGTGTAGTGCCAAGAAGATCCATCTCCTTCTTGAATTCGGGTTGAATCTTTTGTTCACATACTTGATTGATGAAGTCGGTGATATTTGAAATCTTAGTCTTTTCAGAGATCTTCTGAACAATAGCGTCAAGATTCAGATAAACTGAATCTGTGTCTACCGCAATTACATAATCATTATCATCTTTTGTTAGACTCTGGATATACTGATTCATCGCCATTTCGGCTTTGCGAATAATGACTTGCCCCGTGACTGTGACTGCTGTCGCCAACTCAGGAGAAGAGTAAACAAAAGCAGGATTGCCCAAACAGCCATAAAGACTGTTAGCAAGAATCTTTTTGACAGATTGACGAATTTTGAGGGCTGCGATCTTAGGTAACAGTTTTTCTTCTTTAGACTGTTCGTATTCTTTTTCAAGTTGAATCATCCTTGATTTGGCTTCTTTGCGCTGATTAAATGTACGCTCAATCAATATCGGTATAAATCCACGTATATCTTTAGTAAAAGTAGACCCATTGCAGGCAAGACAAGAATTAAGAGACTCTGCTTCTGCAATCAGTTCTGGAATGTCTTTGCGCTTGCTCCTAAGAAAATCGTCAGCATTCAAAGAAAGATCTTTCTTTGTGCATGTTTCTGGAGAAACATTCCATTGTATAATAATCGAAGGGTAGAGGCTGGTCGCATCAAAGCTTACTACATTTTTATAGAATCCTGGAATAACTTCTTTGACATATGCCCCTACAAATTGTTCATCCTTTGCGTAGCTGCGTTTTAGCGGTGGAATGATATTCTTGTGTGCTAAATAATCACAGCAAATGGTTTCCCAAATGCGGGTAGCAAAGAATACAGTATCATATGTAATCTTTGCTTCATAAGCGATTGATACGGCCAAATCGATTAGTTTGAGCTTATCGTCAAGTCGTTCAACCAGGATAGCATCTTGGACGTTATATTCCGCAAACTTTTGAAAGTTTTGGCGATAAAACTCCCTAAGTGACCCATACTCGCTGTAATCCAGTTTTTGTGCATCTAGTTCCACCTTTGCAATGTTTTGCAGAGCGTAACTTTCCTGACTTGTACCAGAAAACTTCTTGTATAGATCCATGTAATCCAATATCGTGTACCCAGGAAATTCATAAAGCTTGAACTTCCGCCCACCAATATCAGTCTCACGGATTTTCATCAACCCAAAAGGCATCCATTTTTGAATTTCAGCCTCTTCAAAATAAAGTAGTGCTCTACCAATTATGTAGGGAATATCAAACAACTTGACATTCCAGCCCGTAATAACATCCACATCTTCTTTTGCAAGTATGTCAAAGGTCTTTTTGAGCAGTTCTTTCTCATTTGAGACCATATAAACTTTGCAATCTGGTAGAGTTACCGGTGTAAAGGTAATAACATGAGTCACGCCTGAAATGCGTATACTCATAAGATTTACACGCTCGTTGGGGGACTCTAGATCTGGAAACCCATTTTCTGTTTCACACTCCAAGTCAAGATATGCTATCTTGATCTTGGAAAGATCGTAATCCACCTCATTCTCATAAGTCTCCATGAGATATTGAGTGATAAAATCAGTGTTTCCATAAATCGGGCAATCATCTAGGTCTCTGTATTGATCCAAAAATTGACGACAATCGTAAAGAGTGTCAAAAATCATTCTCTTGACCTTGACACCACCTAGGGTTTTATACTTGGATTCCTTGTCGCTCTTAATAAATAAAGATGGCTTAAATGCAACGGATTCCGTAAAACGTTCACCATTTTTATAGCCACGAACAAGAATCTTGTTCCCTTTAAGAGCACAGGCAGTATAAAATTTCATTTATTGTTCTTAGAGTCTTTGTCCTTAAGAAGACCTGCAAGTATAACACTATAGTTAATTATGTCAACAATAGCATCATAAACGCTCTCATTTGAGAGAGAAAGTTTGCCTTGATTGAGGTAGGTGGAAATTCTAGACATTTTATCTGTCATTCGGATAAGAACACCCAATTCAGCCGTGGCAAAACCCAAATATTCGGCTCTGCGAAAGTTCATGAATGGATCTGAACCAGAAGCATAGTCATTGTTCTTCTTTTTCATCAATTCTAAGGCTTCTTTGGACATAGTTTCGTGTAATTTAAATAGATCTTCTCTGGTAGTCATAGGTCATAACTATACCATCAATTGGGGTCTCGTCAAGTATAAATATTAAGACACGGAGTTTTAAATGGATTTAACTAAAGTTTTTGAAGTTTCAGCATATTCAGTAGCCGGTATTATTGGTTTAGGTTACGGAATTAAAAAATTCTGGCAATCCAAAAGTAAAACCGATAATTTTATTGCAATCCATACCGAAATTCATGAGTTGCTTACTGAACTTAGATTGTCTACAAAAAGTATGCGTGCTACTATTTTATCATTTCATAATGGGGAGTATTATGCAAATGGTGTATCAATGAGAAAATTTTCTATTTCGCACGAATCTATCCACAAAGGGTACACAACACAAGTCTATAAATTAAAAAACATATTATGTTCTCTGTGCATTCCACTTTTAAATCATGTTTTACAAGACAAAGCTAATATCCATTCTACTGAAAAATACGGTGAAGGATATTTTAGAGAATTTTTAGAAGATGAAAATATTTCACATTATGCTTGTATGTTAATAAAAGATAAAGGAGTCAATGTTGGTTTTATATTACTCCAATGGCATAAAGATTTTGCTCCAACAATAAACAATTATGATCATTTTGATGCATTATTTACAAATTTTAGAGATTCAATACAACTTCAATTGTCATACCAACAAAAAACATAAATAATATTGTCCTTCGCGGAACGCCAATTCCCAAGGACTTTATCGGAAAAGTGCATGCCCCACAACAATAATATTTATCCCAATTGTTTATATCCTCATTTTAAATGAGGACAATTTAAAAAAGGGCAAAAAACTAATATAAATATTATAGGAGTTAAATATGCCTACAGAATTAATATCTTTACTTGGCGGAGGAATCACAGGATTCTTGTTCCGATACTGGGCCCAAAAAGCTCAAGATCAAAAAGAGCTATTTAAAATGGCTCTAGAAACGAATAAACAAACTACAGACAACCAAGATAAAGCTGCCCAAAGAGTTCCTTTAGACGTTGGTAAGGGTGTAAGACAATTGATTGTTCTTGCTTGTTTGTTTGCCGTTGTTGCTGCACCATTTGTTCTTCCATTCTTTGGAATTTCAACTTTTGCTGAATTCACTCAAAAACAACCTGAAAGTTTCTTTGGATTAATTCCAGAAACAACTCGTAAGTATTTTGTAGAAATTCCAGGATACTTGTTTGCCGAGGAAAACAGACAAGTGTTGTTGGCTGTCGTAGGGTTTTATTTTGGCACAGCAGCTGGAGGTAATAAATCATGAAATATTTTCTACCACTACTTTTTCTAGCCTCTTGCACAAACCCAGAAATTGTATCTCCATTAGATAAACATGGAGATCCTATTCATAGTGTATTAAAAGAACCATTCTTTGGCTCACCTAGCCAACCCTCAGAATGGAGTTTTTGGTATCTGATTCTTGTTGCCATTGTTTTAGGATATGCTTGGAAAGAATTTAAATCAATAAAATTTCCTAAATCAAAAAACGATAAATAATTAAAAGGAATAATATGGGTGTAGGAAAATCAATGAAAACTTTTATATCTTCCATGACCGAACAAGTCGGCATGGGGGTATATGGATCTAAAATCAAATCAACTCCACTTGGTCCATTTCGTTGGAATGATACAATTCAATTATGGGAAAACGTAAACAATGGAATGCTAATGAATAACGTTTCATTCCAAGATATGTTTATAATGGGTTATGAAACTAATAGTGGTGATAATGGAACTCCTTCAATTTCATTTAATTGGGGAATTTTAACTAGCCTTTTTAATTTAGACAATACCAATACAACATCTGTTTACTATTCTAATGATGCCGGAACAGCAATAACTAATGCTAATAACGCCAAATATGTTACATTTTCTTCAAATATTACATTAAATTATCAATTTAACTATAATTCTCCAACAGGACCTACTTTTGCTGCTCTTAGATATGCTAAAATATTTGCTGCTGGAAACACATTACAAGGTGGAGTACCGGCACCAGGTGTAACAGTAGGATTAAATGATCAAATAGGATTTGGAGTAAGATTTACTGCAACTGGTTGGACTCTAGGCAATTCGGGTTATGTATGGATAAGAGATACTACAAATGGAATTACTTTATATGGTATACCATTTGAGTTTACTCCAAGTATCCCAGTCCCACCTGAAGGGCCTTAATTTTACTTTCCAGTACTTCCGAACCCACCAACCCGATCAGATTTCTGGTCGGGTTTTTGGTATACTTCCAACAATCTCGGTTGCTCATACTTAACCAACTCTGCCTGAGCAATTCTATCCCGATTATAGATACGAATAGCCTCAGAGACATTCGTATTCCACATAATCAACTTGGTTTCAAGAGTATAATCTTCATCAACTACACCCTCGCAGTTCGCCAAGATAAGCCCGTATTTAAGAGCCATTCCAGACCTTGGATGCAACCGAAGAGAATGCCCCTCTGGGATGTTAAAGATCAATCCTGTGCGGATTAGAGCCCTTTCTCCGGGCATTAGAGTGATATAGGCACCCTTTTCTTGATCAAAGAGTGGTTCAACGTCCACTGCTTCCTTACCAGAGTAAACTTTAATCTTTTCTTTTTCTGGAATGTATGCAGCAAGGTCAAAACATGCGGCCATACGAGTTTGAAAATTTGGGTCAACTACATCCGAAGAATCTTTGTGATATTCTAGAAACATATTTACATTATATCATATTTCTTCCGATTGTCCACCCTGTTGTTCAATAAATTTAGGAGTTCCATTTTCATCATACAAAGCACCAATAGAACACCACTCACCATCTTGGAGTTGTACAATATTTTTACCAACAAAAATGTCTCCCTGACCATCCCAAATTACGATATTTTCTACTAAATTATTTGCGTCAATTAAAGCCCATCTCATAATTTTCTCCTTTTATTTGTAACAAAATATTGAGACATAACCGTTTCCACCACTACCACCAGCACCAGAGTTAAATCCGCTAAAAGAAGCACCGCCGCCTCCTCCACCGCCACCTCTCCAACCACTTCCACCGTTTGTTGCTGCTTGTGTGGTTCCGGCTCCACCACCAGCACCGCCAATTCCTCCAGTGTATTTACCAAAAACAAAAATACCAGTTCCATCTAAATCCGTAGATTGTGCTGCGTTTGATGAATTTCCTGTTCTTAAAGTTGCTCCCAAAGCATAATCTGTATTATAGACAACTAAACCTGAAGCCAGAGCAATGCCTCCTCCTAGGGCCGAAATATTTGAGATAGAAAATCCCGATCCTCCAGCCCCACCTTTTTGCCAAAAAAAAGAATACGAAATAATATTAGAACTGCTACTACTACCAAGGCCACCACTACCCGAATTATTCGAAATAAAGCCATTAAACATAGGTGAGCGTCCTACACCTGAAATACCAGTACCAGTAGTACCTCCTCCACCATTTCCACCACCAGTTGCATATAATAAAAATCCAACTTTACCAGATACTCTTAATGTAGTTGCACCTCCAACACTACCAGCTGCTCCATTTGTATTATCTGTTGTTCTTGAGGCTCCACCATTGCCACCAGCGCCTATTGATATTTCTAAAACTTTACCATCTAATTGCTCTCTCAAAAAAGTATGAACTATTGATGAACCACTACCACCACCTCCACCACCAGAGCAATTTTGAGCGGTTGTGGCTCTTCTTCTTCCAGAACCACCCCCACCACCAGCACCAATAGCAATAACTTGTATTAGTTTAGTTCCATCTGGAATTGAGTAAGAACCGCTGACATCAAATTCTTTGATGTCAATTAAGTTTGGGTCATTAATATTTGGAAAAGCAAAAATTCCTTGATTCATAATTTATCCGTATGCAATAAGAACAACATATCCATTTCCTCCAGCACCACCTGCACCGCCAGTAAAACCATTTATAGAACTTCCGCCACCACCACCTCCGCCGCCTCTATATCCATTTTGCCCGTTTCCACCAGCAGTGGACGAACCACCACCTCCACCCACACCACCGAGTCCGGGAGAATACATTCCACCTATAGTTCTTCCAACTGAACTATCTCCACCAGCCGGAGTATTTGGTTGTCCTCCCTGTAATATAATATTTCCTCCCACATATCTTGGACTATAGTAAGAAGTATATGCACTACCAGCACTTATTCCACCACCACTGCTTGCCACATCAAGAAGATTCAATCCACCTCCACCAGCACCACCATTTGAAAAATAATTCCATAAACCTGGTGTAGTTGCTGGATTGTTTGTTGTGCCGGGTCCTTCTGGTGCTGTGGGGGAACCATCACCACCCTTTCCGCTTGTAAGACTATTACCAAACCAAAAATTAGTACTAGCCGCTCCACCCACACCATCTGTACCTGAAGTTAAACCACCACCAGTACCTCCTGCACCACCGGGAATATTCATAAAAGTTCCAAGTGAACCACTAATTATTATAGTTGTAGTTCCGCCGGGACTTCCGTTATCACCTTTTGTAGAGTTTGTTGTTTGTCCTGCTCCTCCACCGCCGCCAGCAGCAATGGTTACATTTAAAATTGTTCCGGGTGGTGCTATAAAATCAATTGGAAAATCATCGCAAATCATGCTTCCGGGAGTCCCGCCACCACCACCTCTATTCGTAGATCCTGAAGCAAAACGACCTCCTGCTCCACCACCACCGCCGCCACCAATTGCTAATACATAAAGCCTTTTAGCAAAAGGTGGAATTACAAAAGTTCCACTAACATCAAATTCTTTTACCAAGATTTTGGTGTTGTCTAACGTATTATTTGAAAATCCAAAAAATCCTTGATTCATAATTTATCCATATGCAATAATTACGCAATAACCATTTCCACCATTACCACCATTTCCTGCTGTAATACCGTTATTTGCTCCTCCACCGCCACCGCCTCCACCGCCCCTCCATCCATTCGTTCCATTATTTGCGCTAGTGGCAGATCCACCTCCACCACCCATACCACCAAGACCTGGTGTATATCGCCCAGCAACAGTTAGTTGTTCTGATAATTGTGATGTTGCAGTATTTGTTGCCCCACCCGATTTTATAGTTCCACCTCTAGCATAGTTTCCATCTGTTATTGCTGGTACTGTAGTTGATGATGAAGATGCAATACCAATACCGGCGGCTGCTGTTGCATTATTTACCCCACCACCACCTTGGCCACCGGTTGAAGTAAATCTATCTATTGTTGAATTACCAGTAAGACTTACAATACCATTTGTTCCGCTAGTTAAGTTTACTGTCGATGATGATGGATATGGCGCTCCATTAAACATTACTGGTTGTCCTGTTCCGGCATTTCCAGTACTATTAGATCCTCCGCTTCCAGCATTTCCTCCAGAGGAATACATCATAAATCCTGGCATACCTGTTGGAGATATAGTAGAAGCGCCTCCGGGGGTTCCTCCACTACCATTTGTTGAATCGGCAGTTGCACCAGCACCACCGCCTCCACCAGCACCAAGAACAATATTTAAAATTCTACCGGGTGTCGCTGAACTTTGACCAGCATTTGCTACACCATTTCCTTCGGGTGAACCACCAATTGATTCTACAAAAAAGTATCCAAGGTTTATTGTTCCCCCTGCTCCACCGCCACCACCATAAGATGAATTTCCTGCGCCGGTTATGTTTCGTCTACCACCACCGCCACCTCCCCCACCACCAATTAACATAATTGATATGCGTTTTGCACCATTTGGAATTGCATAACTTCCACTGATGTCAAATTCTTTTACTTCAATTACCGTTGAGCCATAATTTTGATTTTGAAACCCAAATATACCATTATTCATAAAGTACCAGATTCACAAATAACATTAAAAGTTTCAGCGTTATTTGTTGATGCGTAAAGAATATTTCCCGTACCACCGGGTAAAATCATTCCAACTAATTCGGCCACTTCAGTTCTCCATGCGGCCACCGTTGTGCTTGGTGTTACGGCAGGAACTATTTTTTCACAAACCATTCTTATTGATGATCCATTGTCGTTTGATATAAAAAAACGAACAACTCCCGCTGTAGTAGTACCAGTAGACTGCACAACTACTCTAAAAATTCTTTTACCAACTCCATTTCCTGCACTTGTGTTCGGACCAGTGCATACAGTACCGAGTGTGCCAGTGCCATCTCTATTTGTATTTGCTGTAGATATTTGGACATATTCTAAAATTGGTTGTGCTGTAAATTGTGCTGATGTAGCCATAATATTCTCCTTGTATATTTATTAGACAATTCCCATGTTGAAAAGCATAAAATCAATTGCTGGAAGTACAACATCTCCAGTACCCCCGTCAATACTTAATACTCCAGTATTCGAAACAGTCAAAGTGTTTCCGGAGACAGAGAGACCGATTCCAGAACCATTTGTAAGTCCGACAGTACCAGTAAGTCCATTTAGGGTATTTACAACAGGTGTGGTGCTATATACATCCCACGCAGTTCCGTTCCACTGCCAAGAATGACCACCAAAGGTGTAAATTTCGTTTAGTGATGGGGATGGAGGAAAATCTAATGGCATGTCTTAATAATTATATGATTTCAAACCATGAAAGATCTGTATAACCTTCTGTGCCATTTTCCGTAGGAACCAGTACGAGAACAAATGTATCGCTTACTCCCAGTTGTGTTCTTCCTATTTGAAAATTAAAATCATTTATGCTAGATACATCCAAGGTTCCGCTGCTACTTATATATCCACCGATAATATCAGTTCCACCAGTAACTCCCGTAGCCGTAACATTATATTGAACATTTCCATTGAAATGTGTTGCCCACGTGTTTCCCGTTAAAGTTGGATTTAATAAAATTCTATATTGCACTACTAATGGTTTGTTGTTTGTATCCGGCTCTATTGCCACACTAATATTTGACGGCACAATAATACTATCCAATCTATCGGGGGCCATTCGTATTGCAATCAGTGGATATTGAGTTCCTGCTGTTGTTAAAGTATGGGGTGTAGTTCCACTGTGGGTTACGTTGTATCTTC